TCAGCTAGTGGAACAGGAGACATTGTTGCAGGTGGCATCAGAATACATGGAACTACTTTAACATCAGATGATTCATCAAGAATAGAGATCAATGAAGCACTGACTATCAATTCAAGTATGTCAATCGCAGGCAACGAAATAAAACCTACCACAACAAATTCAGAGTTGGTACTATCAGCTAGTGGAACAGGAGACATTGTTGCAGGTGGCATCAGAATACATGGAACTACTTTAACATCAGATGATTCATCAAGAATAAAAATCAATGAGGCAGTTACTATAGAATCGAGCATATCAATCGCAGACAACAAAATTCAACTCCTACAATCAAATGCGGAATTAGTCCTGTCAGCCAGTGGCACAGGAGACGTGGTTTTGAGTGCTATCAGAATACATGGCACTACTTTAACCTCAGATGACTCATCAGAGATAGCGATCAATGAAGGACTAACTGTAGATTCAAACATCAGCATATCAGAAAATCAAATTCAAACCACAGCATCAAATTCAGATCTACTGTTGTTGACTGCAGGAACAGGAGCAGTTAAAATTACCAAAGCAGACATCGATGGCGGTACCGTTGACGATGTAGTCATTGGTGGTGAAGTTCCGGCGGCGGGTACATTTTCAACCATAACTCTTTCTCCGACCGACACAGCATCATTATCTTCATCAGGAGTTAAAATCACTGACAACACAATTACATCCACTCAAAGCAATGATGATTTAGAATTTTTAGGCAATGGCACAGGCACTGTGAGAGTAAACCAATTCTACCTGCCCAATGCTGACGGAAATATAGGACAACTTATACGAACTGATGGGTCAAAGGTGCTAGATTGGTTCACATCACCGATACTGTTCAGTACATCTAACCTACAAGATGTACAAGGCACAATTTCTTTTTCCTCTGAAGTCACGGTAGATCATGTCACAGCCACTGGTGCTCATGAGTTGATACAATCAAGTGCCTCTGTAATAAATTCATTCGCGGTAGCAAAATATGACAGTGCATGGTACGTGGTTCTAACACGAGATGATGATGCCGCAAATTTTGAAATTGCAAAATATTCAGTTGTTCACGATAACACAAATGCGTTTATAACCACTTCAAATCTAGTTAAATCTGATACCAACAATTACATCACTGCCACTGCAGGCATTTCCGGTGGTTTTGTTAGAGTATCCGGCGCAGGTGCCGGTACTGATATGAATTTGCAGTTCTACAGAATAGGACTAGGAGATGATGATTCTACTGGTTATGTCAGTGAAGATGCCACAAATGCTGTAGCTAAGATCAACACCGATATTGATTCTGCCATTGAAACACTAGACTCATGGGCCAAAGCAGATTTCAGGGGAGCAAAGTATTTCATATCAGTAAATGATGGGGCAAAAACAGAATTAGGAAACATAGAATGTCTAGTGGTCCATGATGGCACCAATGCGTTTGTGAACACTTACAACATTGTGAATACCGGCAACAATGATCTTCTAACAATCACAGCTGACATTGACAGCAATAATGTGCGACTTAGAGCTTCAGGTAACACTCCAAATTTAAGAGTACACATGTATAGAATTTTACTGGCAGACGACGAAAGCTCATCAACAGGAACCAATGTCAATGTGGTAGGAGCAACCACAGTCAGCACCATATCACAAACAACAATTGACACAAACAGTTTTAGAGGCACTGCCAAACCAGATTTCAGTAGCACAAAGACAGCCAGCACTTTTGCCACAACAGATTTTGATAGTGTTTGGTATCACCTGATAAACAGAGATCAAACTAATGGTGAATTCAACATGGAAAAATTATCGGTCATGCATGGAACAACCACAGACGGAAGCACCCAAGACGCTTTTATCACAAGTTCAAGTGTGGTTAAAAGTGGAGTCCACAATGATGTGATGAGTCATGATGTTGACATTGATGGGTCCAATGTAAGATTAAGAACCACAGGAGTCAGTGATGGATCAACAACGATTAGTAACAGTATGACCTATTATGCACTAGGACTTGGATCAAACACAGCAGATGCCACATCTGGAAACATAGGCACAGAAGCAGGTATCATTCTAGGAGGAAACAACGAAACACAGATAGACCATGTAATTGCCGAAGGCACAACACAGGGCAGTTTAGCTGAAGCAAGAACAGGTGCAGAATTTACTGCTAGTCAATTCAACGGTGCATTGTATCATATCGTGACCAAGGACGTGGCCAACGGCAGTTTCGAGACACAGAAAGTTTCTGTGCTACACAATTTCAATAACGCTTTCATTACATCATCAGCAGTGACTAGATCAGATGTGGGTGACACCCATCCAACGTTTGATGCGGACATGGTGACAGCGGATGACAGTGCATCCAAAATAAGATTAAGAATGACAGACGGTGATGGTTCATCCGTCACACCATCAAACACAATGGCTTACTACAGGATAGGAATCGGAACCGATGACTCCACAGGCTACATTGGAGAACTAGGACTAGTTCATGACATCATGCATGTTGATATAATAGGTAGCAGTGTTGTTAACCTTGATGCATTTACAAAGGCTCCACACGCCGCGGCAAAATATTTCATAAATGTAAGGAATCAATCAACAGGCGAAACCAGCAACATAGAAGCACTGGTCACGCACGACAACACAAATGCTTACATAACGTCATACAACGAGCACTTCTCAGGCAACAACAGCCTCATCACACTGACAGCGGACATAAGTGGCACCAGTGTTAGGTTGAGAGGTTCTGCCACGTCAGGTGCCAGCACAAAGGTCATTGTCAACAGGATAGTGGCATTCGCGGACACAGAATCAGACGAGGCAACCACTGACAGCACAAGGAAGGTGATTGGAAACGTCACTGCATCAAGCTCGGCAACAACCTTTGACACTTTCCAATCCAGTGACACTGATGCTGTACATTATGTGGTGTGTGGACAGAACGGTGCCAATGAGAAATTTATTTGTGAGGCCACTGTGGTAACAGATGGCACAGGAGTTTTTATAGCCCAAGGTCCCAATGTCAGCACCAAAGGCACAGACATGTTGGAACTTACTGCTACTATTTCGGCAGGCACTGTCAGTGTCAAAGCAAGTTCAACGTCAGGTGCTTCAACAGCAGTGAGTGCCTATGCAGTAAGATTAAAAGCACCTGCAACATCCGCTAAAACCATGGACAGTTGGGCTCATGCCAGTTACAGAGGTGCCAAGTATTACATCAGTGCGGAGGACACTGACAATGGAAACGTCAGTAACATTGAAGCACTGGTTGTACACAACGGCAGTGAAGCATTTATAACTGTGTCCAATGAACATTTTTCAAACAGCAGACTTGTGACTCTTACAGCAACTCTCAGCGGTTCAACTGTTTCAATTGATGCCACACCACAAAGTGGAGATATAAGAATAAAATTTTATAGAATTAGATTGGCAGACAATGAAAGTGATGCCACAGGCACGGACGCAAACACTATCGGGGCAGTCACAGTTGCAAGTGCCGCCACAGACATAGACACATTTGAAGACACGCAACACACAGGTGCTCATTATGTCATGGTTGCAAACAATTCCACAGAGGGAGCGGCTAGTATATCAGAATTTACAGTTGTCACAGATGGCGTAGATGCCAGTGTGGCACAAGGTCCTGAGGTCAGCACGAAAGGCACAGGACAAATATTTTTAACAGCGGCACACAACGGTTCATCAACTGTAACAATAAGTGCATCTTCAACAAGTGGAGGCTCAACAACGGTCAATGCATATAGAATTCATATGTTGCGACCAGAGGCAACATCGACAACAACTATTGATAGTTTCGTAAGTGGCACTTACAATGGTGCTTATTATGTTGTGGTTGCCAAAAAAGTAGGGGCCGCTGACAGTCAAATTTCAGAAATACAAGCAGTAACAAATGGCAGTGACACTTTTATAAACAGCGATCCTATTGTTTCTTCAACTGGTAGTAGTTTAGTAAACTATACAGCAGGCAACACAGGATCCACAGCAGAAATAAGAGCATTAGCGGCAGATGGAACAAGTTCATTCACTGTAAATGCTTATAGAATCAATTTAGCTAGAGGGGCTGGAAGTGCTTCTTCACAGCAAGTGTTGGATTCTTTCAGTGTGTCTTCATTCCGAGGTGCAAAATATACTGTTCAGGCAAGTGACTCTGTCGGAGGCAATTTTGAAATTTTTGATGTAACTGTGATGCACGATGGAACAACTGCTTTTATCAGTGAGGGAGCTAGAATAGGAAACAGTACTCCATCAGATCTTTTCACTCTTACTGCGGATATAGATAGTGGGAACGTAAGACTGCTTGGTGCAATAAGTAATACAAATGATCATGTGATCACCGCGGTTAAAAGACTTATAAACGTATAATATGACACAACTAGTATTAAACATAGGAACAGCAAACGGAGGAGATGGCGATACACTTCGAGCGGCGATGATTAAAGTGAATACCAATTTCACTGAAATATATGATTCGGCACAGCTCAGCAGTTTTATTAGCATTACTGGCAATGAAATTGCCGCAACACGAACCAACGATGATCTAGTCCTTAGTCCAGCTGGCACAGGTGGTGTATCATTTCCTGCTATCAGAATAAATGACAACAATATTGAAGGTACTAGAACCAATGAAAATATTAATTTACTTCCTGCAGGTACGGGATCGGTAATTTTTGGAGCTATTAGTATCAGCGGTACAACACTATCATCTGCTGATTCAAGCATTATTAATATCAACGATGGATTGATTGTTGACGGCACTTTAAATGTTTCCGGAGCATCTACTCTGTCAGGTGCTGTTACCATGTCGTCTACTCTAGACGTTGCCAGTGGATTAACTACTCTTTCCAGTTTATCTGTGACCGGTGCAACTACTTTAGCCGGCCCAGTAGGGATAGACAATTTAACCCTTAATGATAACATTATTAGTTCAGCATCAAATTCAGATATTATACTGTCACCAGGCGGAACTGGTACAGTGGTTATAGACAATCTAACCATAGATTCAAATATTAATATCACAGACAACGCAATACAAACCACAGCAACAAATTCAGACCTATTTCTGTTAGCCAGTGGCACAGGAGATGTGGTTGTGGGTGCTCTAAGAATAAGTGGAACTACCGTTACATCAGATGACTCATCGGCAATACAGATCAATGAAGCACTGACTATAGATTCAAATATCTCTATCACGGACAACGAAATACAAGCCACGGCATCAAATTCAGATTTGGTACTGTCAGCAAGTGGCACAGGAGATGTGGTCGCCGGCGCCATCAGGATACACGGAACAACCGTTACATCAGATGACTCGACAGCAATACAGATCAATGAGGCAGTTACTATAGATTCAAACATATCTATCACAGACAACGAAATACAAGCGACACAAACAAATTCAGATCTAGTTCTTTTGGCCAGTGGCACAGGAGGTGTACTCGCAGGTGCTCTGAGAATAAGTGGAACTACCATCACATCAGATGACTCATCGGCAATACAGATCAACGAACCACTGACTATCGATTCAAGTATATCAATTGCAGACAACGTGATATCAAGCACACAATCAAATTCGGATTTGGTATTATCAGCAAGTGGCACAGGGTCTGTCAAGGTAACAGGTGATCTAGACATCAATGGCGGAACCATTGACGGCACCGTAATTGGTGGCGGCACTGCTGTTGCTGGTACCTTCACTACTTTATCCACTACAGCTTCGGTGATCATAGACGGTGTAACCATTGCAGACAACACTGTATCAACCAATGCCTCAAATTCTACTTTAGAATTAACCGGTAATGGAACTGGTGGAGTGAGCCTGAGTGGATTTACTTTCCCAACCACTGACGGTTCCAGTGGACAGTTTCTTAGTACCAACGGATTAGGTGTGTTATCTTTCGCCTCAGCTGGTGTGTCTCTAAGTCATTCAGATATCGCTGATGCTACAACCACAATATCAAGCTCTGCCGCATCGGTGGTCAACACCTTTGATAAAACAGTGTACAGAAGTGCCAAATACTTTATTTCCATTTCTAATGCCGCAGACACCAGATTTGAATACACTGAAGCCAATGTCACTCATGACGGAACTACTGCATATATTGTTTCTTTTGGTTCTACCACAAATTACACAGCTCCGTTGGCCAGTCTCAGCGTTGATGTAAATGGCGATGATGTAAGACTAATTGCCAGCAACATCACCAGTGACGCCTGTGTGTTTAAATTTCAAAGGATCGCCTTTGACGTATAAAACTTTACAATGGGTTTATAAATTCTTGGATAAATAATAGCAAATGGCAAAACAAGCAATCAACATAGGTACTTTAGCTAACGACGGCACCGGTGATCCGTTAAGAACAGCATTCGACAAAATTAACGACAATTTTACGGAGTTGTATGGTACGTCAGCTGATGACAGTATCATAGACGACGTAAGTCCTCAACTGGGTGGAGATCTAGACATAAACGGATTTAACATTGTATCAGCAAGAACAAATGAAAACATCAGAATTATTCCAGCCGGCACTGGCACAGTAGAACTTGAAGCCAATACAAATGTTACTGGCGATTTAAGTGTTTCCGGAACAATTTTCCTAGGCAACGATGACACAGATATTACACAGGTTACTGGAAAACTGGAAGTTGATGGTTTAGAATTTAACGGCACAACTATAACAGGATTAGTAACCAACACCAATATTACAGTGACACCGAATGGTACAGGTTCCATTGTTTTATCGAGTGCAACCACAGTGCCCAGCATTGTAGTAGGCACAGCAACTTCATCTATCTCTATCGAAGACAATGAAATACAAGCCACAGTAACAAATTCAGATTTGGTACTGTCAGCAAGTGGCACAGGAGATGTGGTCGCAGGTGCAGTTAGAATTCACGGAACAACCATCACATCAGATGACTCAGCGGCAATCAACATCAACGAAGCATTGATAGTTGATGGCACAGCAACAGTATCAGGAGCAGTTACAATGGCTTCTACTCTTGCAGTCACTGGCAACGTAACTGGCAGTGGCAATTTAGCCATTACTGGCACAAGCACACTAACAGGTACAGTGCAAATAGATAATTTAAACATCACGGACAGCAATATAACATCAGATACCAACGCACCTATCAGTATAATTCCAGGTGGCACAGGTGCACTGGTTTTGGGTGGTTTATCATTAAGTGGCACAACTTTAACTGCAACAGATTCAAGCACTATCAACATCAACGAAGGGTTGGTAGTTGACGGCACAGCAACAGTGTCAGGTGCAGTGACTGTGGCAGGAACAACAAACACAGCAGATGTGGTTACCACAGGTAACACAACTGTTTCAGGATCATTAACGACAGGAACTTTTAATGTTGGTGATTTAAACATAGAAGATGATGGCAGAATAACAACAGACACCAACGGAAACGTAGACATTGATCCAGCTGGAACAGGTGCAATTAATTTAACAGGAGCAACTAACATAGTAGGTACAGCAACAGTCACTGGACAATTAAATGTGGACAACCTTAGAGCAGATGCCAACATTATTTCGGCAACCAACACAAATGGTGGTATTGCATTAACACCAAATGGTACTGGTACAGTTACCATTAACGGAACTTTTGTAGGTATAACAAATACACTATCAGCCACAGACATTGAAGTCAGTGCAAGTGGTAGTGTCGATACTAACAACCTCAGAGGTATCACTAGTAACTCGAATTTAACTATCAGCACACAGGGTACTGGTGTAGTTTCAATACCTTCACAGCTTACACTGGAAGGATCATTCCTGCCAGCAATACACACGTTCGTGGCAACTGACGCAGTCACAATAGCAGAACACGCCGGCAGAACTTTACTGCTTGGTGAAGTTGGTGGTGACGCGGCAGTGACTTTAACGCTACCAGCGGCTACTGGCACAGGCGCAGTATACAAATTTATCGTGAGTGTTACAAACACATCAAACTACAAGATACAGGTGGCAGATGCAACAGACACTATCGATGGAATCATGATCTATCTAGATGAAGACGGAACAGCAGTTACAGCCTTCCCAACAGTGGCGGCTTCGGACACAATCACACTCAACGGTGGTACTACCGGCGGTATTGTTGGTGATTATCTTGAGCTGATTGACATCGCGACCAACCAATATCACGTAAGAGGTGTTATGAGGGTGGCGGCAGGTGCCAACCCAGCAACACCATTTACAGCGGCAGTAAGTTAATAGTTAATAACACACATCACTATATCATTTTGTCAAATAAATACTCCATAAAGGAGTTAATTTAACATGGCGTCACCCGTCTGGAAAACAACAGCAGGTTTAATTGCTATCATAAACGAGCGTGATTACTACTCAGTACAGCTGGAAGCAGAAGATTTAGACAGCACTGCTCTGACTTACTCCAAAATAGCAGGCACTCTTCCTACAGGTATCGAACTATCTTCAACAGGATTACTACACGGTGTACCAACAGAAGTAGCAACAAGAGTACCTTACACATTTGTTGCAAGGGTAACTGATGGCACTAATATTGCTGACCGTTCTTTCACATTACAAATTCTAGGAGTTGACGTTCCTGTTTTTAGCACAGCCGCAGGGGTATTGAATCAAAGATTAAATGCTGTGTACAGAGCCGATGATGCAACTATATTGGCCGACAATACAATAGTCACTGCAGACACGGCAGGTACAGTTCTTGTGCTTGATGGCAGTTATATACAGTATCAAATATCAGCCTCAGACATTGATACAGCTACAGGAAAAACTTTGACCTATGATATTGTTGACGGTCGTTTACCAGTAGGTGTAACCATGACCACATCTGGTTTAGTCAGTGGTATAATAGAATTAACTGATTCAGAGAGATTCAACATTTATGGAGATGACTCAACTACTAAAACAATAAGTCGAGCAGAAAATTTTGCATTCACTGTAAGGGTATCAGATGGTTCTGCTACCAGTCAGCAAGAGCATAACATTCTTGTTTTCACACCAGACTTTTGGAGAGTGGACAATGAAAGACTTACCATAGACGGTACAGATTATGAAACTTATCCTCTAGACATGAGTTTGAGTTCTAGCAGAGTACCAGTATTCACAACTGATTCAGCTCTTGGTGAATTCAGACACGATAATAAAACAGTAATCAAGATAGATGTATATGATGCTGATGCACTGCAAGGAGCCTTGACTTATTCTATACAGTCAGGTTCTTTACCTCCTGGTTTAAGCATAGACTCTGCTACAGGAGAAATATCAGGTACACTGCCTGCTCAATCGTTGGTGTCCATAGACTATTCTTTCACTGTACGAGCATCTAGGACTCCGCATACAGGAATTACTGTTTTTGGAGAACGAACATTCTCAATAACAGTGATTGGTGATATCAATATTGGAGTCAGTTTCACTAGTGCCACAGCTTTAGGCACAGTCACAGCAGGTATTCCAAGTTTAATTTCATTGGAAGCCACCACTGTTGAGGCCAACAGAGTTTTAGAATATTCTATAACCAGTGGTTCACTGCCAACTGGATTGACACTTTCACCTGCAGGCAATATCATTGGTACTGTAGATAAAACAGAATTCACCACAGTAGATGATAACGGCATAACTTTTGATACTAACACGATGAGCATTGATAGACAGTACGCTTTTACTGTTGCAGTTACTGACCAGTACCAATCAGTAGCAACAACAACACAATTTACGTTGGATGTGAGTCTACCATTTGGTGTAGAATACGGCAACATGACTGCTCGAGGATTGATATCCGGCACTAACAGAGATTTGTTCTATCAATTATCACAAGATCCAAATATTAATAGTTCACAAAATATTTTCCGTCCGGAAGACCCTGCATTTGGTATGAGAAGTATTCCAGAAATGTTATTGATAGCTGGGTTGGAGCACCAAACACTCACTGTACTTCAAAATCAAATGGAACAGTTTCATAAACTAACAGCAGTTTATTTTGGAGATATAAAAACTGCCGTTGCTAAGTCACCTCTAGCTGTCACACAATATGAAGTGGTCTATATTGAAATGAAGGACGACCCATTAAACAAAGCTATAACTGATATGAGAACTAGAATGAAGTTGTTAGGGGAACGAGAATATATAAATTTACCATTATGGATGAGAACTTCTCAAGATTCTTCAGGTGTGCCCTTAGGTTACAAAATGGCGATTGTGTTGGCTTATTGTAAGCCTGGTCAATCAGCTCTGGTAAAGAAAAGGATTCAAGATAAAAAAATTGATTTTAAAAAAATAAATTTTGTTATAGATCGATATATGACTGATATCAATCTTGTGGACACCGGCACAATAACTGCAGATGGATCCACTACATCATTTACTATAAATGAGATTATACATGCAGATGAGATTAAATTAAGACAAGACGCCGCGGTACTGTCGTTTGGTAAACAGGTTACTGCAGATAATAATCTATCTCCTCTATATCTTTCAGCAGACACTCAACTAAGATCTGCAGATTATGAACCAGAATTTAGCCTGTCTCATGACTCAGACACGCAAAAAACCACCATTAACTTTACCAATGCTCCTACCGCCTTAAGTAAGATACGAGTGGAGCGAGTTGGAGATAAATATCTAGCGTTCAAAAGGACAACATAGATTATGACAAGTGCAATAGTACCAGGCAACATAGATGGAACTTTCCCGATAGCAGGGCAAGACAACTCTTCACAAGGGTTTAGAGATAATTTTACAGCAACCAAAAACAATTTGACTACGGCGGCTTCAGAGATAACAAGTCTACAAGCCAATACAGCGGCCACGAATGCATCATCTAATTTTACAGATAATATTGTGTCTAGAGCGGCACTGCAAGACACAGCAGAAGTTGTTTATGCCCATGGTTCAGTATCAACAGGCACTTTAACATTAGATCACGAAAATGGAAACTTCCAAACTGTTACCATAACAGGCAACGTAACGTTTGCTTTCAGTAATTTTCCTGCTTCAGCAAGACTAGGAAGAATTATTTTATTAACCACTGTTAATGCAGGAGTAACTGCCTTAACTATGCCATCTGCTGTAAAAAAAGCAAGTAATGTAGAAGGTAGTGATGGATCATCTGTCACGGTAAACCCAGGTGTAGGTATTTACATGTGGGAATTTATGACCACAGATGCTGGCACCAGTGTTTTTATGCATCAACTAGGCATGGACTACGCCTAATAACTAGGAGGTACTGATGTACTTTCATCCCCTACAAGAAGAATTAGATAACATGTCAGAAGAACAACTGGGCAATAGAATTCGTGAACTTTCTAAAAAATATACCAGTGCTAAAAGATTTGGACGAAATCCAGAACTTCAAGGACAGATTCATAAAGCATTAATGAGTTATCAACAAACTCTAAGACAGAAAAGAATTAAAGGATGGATCGATACCAATAAAAAAAATCGTAATGAGCCAGACCTTGGCGAGTTGATCAACATAGAATAGTAAATAAATGTGTGTCAAAAAAATATTTCAGTTGGAGCACCGGATTTAAATCTATCATTGTTGTTGACGATGAACTGTTCAACAACGACTACACTATAAAATTACACCTCACTCCAGTCACAGCAGATCTAAAAGAACAGGGAGATTTTTTTGAAAGATTGAAAATGTTGTTTGAACATATTTTTAACAACACAATTACCGTCTGTCGCGATGCAAAACTTTACAAAATCTTAGAAAAACAAACCAGCAATAGATTTATTCAATTACCAAGACAACCTTATGATCAACTCATGGCGGCAGTGTGTTTTACCAAGGCCAATGCTATATTACAGGGTAAAATTATTATCAATGAATTGGAGTTAAGCAGTTATCAAGGAGATGGTATTACCTACAGAATACTGAAAGAAGGTCCTGAGATACAACTGTTAGACATTGACAATTGGTTTACAACGCAGTATAATAAGTTTGATCCATGGTGGTTGAGATCTGACACAGCAACTTATGATAAAATATTGGACAAAGGCATATACACAGGACACTATCGTTGGCACAACCATGAAGCAATTACAGATTCGGTTGACCAACAGCACCATGAACATGCTAAAATATTTGAGTTCAACCCAAAAATTATAGATGGCGGAAAAAATAAAAATTAATGATTATGGTGATTGTGTCTACAGCGAAGATGCTGTAATTAATTTACTGTATCAAAATCCTGAATTAGACATCTCCAAAATACCCACACAGGCAAAACAATACAATCAAGCACTGAAAGAGTTAGAAATAGACTTGCCACAGTTGCCAGAACACGTGCAAAGATCACAATCTGTAGTTGACTTTGATTGTGACAATTATGCACAGTGGCACATGCCAGAATCCTACACAAAGACTGACGTAAAAAAATATCTGTTGGATAAATGTGGAACTGATCAAGAGCGTGAGCGAGTGGAAGCAGAATATATCCTATTTGAACAAAAAGGGTTTACCAAAGTATTACAGTTCCTGATCTATTTCGTGGATACTCTAAGGCAGAACAACATTGTATGGGGAGTGGGTAGAGGATCATCTGTGAGCAGTTTTTGTCTGTTTCTGATAGGCATACACAAAATTAATCCACTACTGTACAATTTAGATTATCGTGAATTTTTGAGATGATAAGTAAAATAACAAGGAGAACATAATGGCAGTATCAAGAGCACCCAGAAGAAAAATGTATAAGACCATGCAAGGTCGTATGGTAGACATTGAAAAATTAAGAGGAGCCAACGAACAGGTTCAAGCAGTTGGAAATATGCGAGTAAATGCTCGTGGAGATATGTTAGGACAAGGTGGCACTATTTTAAAACCAAAAGAAACTGTTATGAAAGAGTACTATGAAACTCCTAAAGGCAGAGCTCAGGATACACCCAGAGTTAAAGTACCTCCTCAGCCTCAGCCTAAAGTGGTTGAAACTAAAAAAATAACTCCAAAGGTTACTCAACCTAAAGTTACAAACAAACCAAAAAGTAAACCAAAGTCAGGCATTGACGCCGCGTTAGACGGCATAGAATAATTGACAAATTAACAAATTAGTCGTATAATTTGTAATATGGGACAAATAGAAGATTTACAAGCAAAAGGTTTTGGATCAGATGGTGGAAAACAGTACACTGTTGATAACGATATAACTCCACTTAAGAAAAGAGTTTTAGTAAGCAAAATGAAATTTGGTGAAATTAAAACCAAAGGTGGAATCATAATGCCAGATGATGACGGCTCAGAACACGGTATTCATCCTAGGTGGGCAGAAGTTTATGCTATTGGTAGCCAACAAGAAGATGTAAAAGTTGGACAGTGGGTCATGGTAGCACACGGTAGATGGTCAAGAGCATTTAAAGTTGTAAAAGAAAATACAGAACTAGAAGTAAGAATGATAGACGAAAATGATATACTTTTAGTGTCAGACGAAGAACCTATAGACGAAGTAAACTTGAAAGCCGGCTATATCAACATGGGCGGTGCTCGACAGATGACTAAACTGCCGGGGAATGACTAAACTGCCGGGGAATGATTAAATTTACGTGTACTAAATGTGCAGTAGAATTTGATGATTGTAGATATTGGTTTGATTCATTATATTTTGAAAAATTCGATCACAGAGAATTAAAACCTTTCTGTGGACCAATCTGTGTAGATGCCTGGCACAAAGAAAATAATGTAAAAGATTGGGAAATAAGAAGAAACCCATACCCAAAAGGTCCTGAGTGGCAAATCATACAGCGCCTATCTCCTTCAATGTTTAAATAAAAATAGACAACAAGTACTTAATCTTATATAATAACAACACATGAAAGAACTTTGGGTAGAAAAATACAGACCGAAAACATTGAAAGAATATGTTGTCAGGGATGACGCACAGCGACAGCAGATACAATCCTGGATCACAGACAAAGCAGTTCCACATTTATTATTAAGTGGTGCACCAGGTGTAGGCAAGACCACACTGGCAAAAGTACTATTCAACGAACTTGATGTGAGCAGTTATGACATACTAGAAATAAATGCTTCAAGAGAGAATTCCGTTGATACAGTGAGAGAGAAGATCAACAACTTCGTACAGATTATGCCATTTGGTGATTACAAGTATGTATTACTGGATGAGGCAGACTACATGAGTCCAAACGGACAAGCGGCCTTGCGTGGTGTTATGGAGATGTATCACACATCAGCAAGATTTATTTTGACTTGCAACTATCCCAACAGAGTTATTCCTGCACTGCACAGCAGATGCCAAGGATTCCACATGGAAACAATTGACAAGACAGAATACACTGCAAGAGCTTGTGAAATTCTTATCACAGAAAACATCACTCCAGACATTGAAATACTTGACACATATGTTAAAGCATCGTACCCAGATCTAAGGAAGTGTATCAATATGTTGCAACAGAATTGTAGAAATGGCAAACTGATGCCACCAGCATCGGGTGATTCAGGACAACAAGATTATAGATTACAGATGGTTGAACTGTTTAAACAGGGCAAAATAAATGAAGCAAGGAAACTTGTTTGTGCCCAAGCGAGACCAGAAGAGTGTGAGGAGATATATAGATGGCTGTATGACAATTTAGACATCATATCAAAAGAAGATGAACTACAAGATAAGGCGGTGTTGATTATTAAACAAGGATTGGTTGATCATTCATTTGTTGCTGATCCAGAAATAAATTTGTCGTCGGTCATGATAAAATTAGCAAGACTGAAAAATGGGTAGCAAGAAAGATAAAAAAAGATTCCTTATAGTCAAATACAGGGCTAAACCAGATGGCAAGTTTGACGAATTAATAGAATTGTCTAGGAAAAAAGTAGGTTCAGGCAAAATGGCTGATGCTAAAGTGGTATTGGATTTAATAAATCAAGCAGTGCTTAAATTAGATTTGCCTGGCACACAAGGCATAGACGTACCGTATAACAATGTTTATCAGCACTTTAGAAAGCACTATGCTGATGCCATTGATCAATTTTTAAAATAACTAATCTCAGTCAATGTATTAATAGTAGCATAATTGCCGCTAGGCATTTATAGGCTAAATATAATCATGCATGATGTTTTAGACATAATCCGTAATGTACAATCGTTATACGCTATTTCACCTAGTCTTGGCATACTTAAAGACTTTGAAAGAGTGATAGACGAACTAGATGTATATGTTTTTAAAAATTGGGAAGACGGTGAACTACTAGAAGGACCAAAGGATTCTAGACATTTTGTAACCTGCTCATTTATGTGGCCAGCAGACCAAATGCCAGATCCATCGGGTGGCAAAAGATTACTGGACCGAGGTTGTAAAGTAACCTATAAAAAAGACGTGCTATTCAAGCCAAGAATAATCATGAAACCGGAAGATTACCGTCCAGGCACAACCAAAGGCAAAATTGATCCTCACGCAATATGGATAGTAGAAATACGAATGCCAAAGGAATTAATTGGTAATTTTAAATACAGCACTGCAGGTCAAGAAGAAGTGCCTAATGATCAAGAAGAAAATCTAGATATCTAATATGGAAATTACAGAAGGTTTAAAAACAGGAGATTTAGAAGGTATTGTTGAAAAAGTTTTTTCAGTGGACCAACATAAATCTAAAATGGGCGAAGACAAAGATGTTTGTGTAGTTACTTTTACTTGCGGATCACAAGCAGGAGCCAAAGATTTAGAATCATTTGCTGAAAAAGGTTATAAGAAAGTGTTAGATGCTGATGCTACTCCAGGAACAATGTCAGATGGCAAGTATCGAGTATTCATAGAGTTTCCAAGAGATGAAAAATTAGATTTATATATCGGTGAGCTTCTAGAAGACTTAAAAAAACTAACCAATATTGAAACATTTGAATTTACCTATCACAAGAGCACAGCCACACCTATTGAAGCATCAAGAAAAAACCTATCAGAACTACCAACCACACCAGAAGCATATGAGATGAGAGTCAATGAGATGAGAGTCAGCGAAGCCAGACACTTCTTTGACAAGTATGACATGATGGAGTGTAAAATAAATGAGAACACAATGTCTGTGAAAAAAGCAGGTGCAGAACAAGAATTAAAATTTGAAATACATAAGTTCGGATCAACAGATGCTATCATGAAAGAAACTCAGGCATTTAAGATCGACGTGGATTCTATGGCAGAATGCACACATCTTACAAAGTATTTTGGCACATATGATATTACCAAAACAAACGAGAACCAATTCATTTTCACCAAGGGTGACCAGTCAGCCCTGTTAAGTAAAAGTGGATGGTAAGATTAAGCACAAATTTCAGTTTACAAGAATATACTAAGAGCCAGACTGCTATAAGGCAGGGTCTGGACAACACTCCTAACGAAGCACACATGACTAGTGCAACAGCACTGTTTGAGAACGTAGTACAAAAAGTTAGAGATAACTTTGGCGTAACAGTCATTAACTCAGGGTACAGAGGACCAGCATTGAACACAGCAGTAGGTGGTTCAAGCAACTCACAGCACTGCAAAGGCGAAGCGGTTGATATTGAATGTCCTGGTACACCTAACTATGATGTGGCCAATTGGATATCCGACAACCTCGACTTTGATCAACTGATATTAGAATTTTACACACCAGGCATACCTGATTCAGGTTGGGTACACGTTTCATACAAAGCAGAAGGCAATCGCAAAAGCATTTTGACTGCAATGAAAGAAAATGGCAAAACTGTTTACAAGCCTGGTCTAATTCAATAAATACGTACATTATGTTTACACAGATTAAAATGGTAATGACCCTTATAATGGTCCTAGGTTTAGCAGGAGCAGGTGTATACGTTATGAAATTAAAAGCGGACAATGCTACACTTAAAGCAAATCAAGTGAAATTAGAAACGGCAGTTGCAGAACAGACTAAAATGCTTGAACAACAGAAAAAAGACTTTAATGCCATAATGGAAAGCAACAAAAAGTTAAATGTTTTAATAAACACTTTCAAAAAAGATTTACAAGACCTAGACAAAAGATTCACAAAGAAAAATAGAGACATCGGCAAACTAGCACTACAAAGAACAAAATCAATTGAAAGAATTGTAAACGGTGGTGGTAACAATGCGGCAAGATGTATAGAGTTGGCATCAGGTGCAGAACACACAGAAGCCGAATTAAAAGCAACATTAAAATCAGAGATTAACCCAGAGTGCCCGGCACTAGCAAATCCAAACTATGTACCATTTCAATAAAATATTAGCAGTAGCATTTATCATATTACTGACAGGTTGTAGTATAGGTGGTGAAAAGAAAATTAAAATATTTTCTTTGGAGAAGCCAAGAGAGAAATTAGATTATCCAATGCCAACACCGTTACAAATGGAAGAGATCTACTGGCACATTATCACAAGTAAAAACGCACAAGAAGTGTTTAAAAAACTTGAAGAAGCAGGCATAGACCCTGTGTTGTTTGGAATCACAGACAAAGACTTTCAAGTACTTGCCAGAAATTTTGCACAGATCAGGCAAAAACTGCAAGAAACAAACAACCTTTTGCTAGAATACAAGAAGTACTACGAAGACTCTGGTAAATCCGAATAAATACTACTATAATGAAGATCAGCGATAACACAGCAATTTCAATGCCAATGCGGAATTTACTTTCCATCTTGGCCGCAGTTGCAATTGGAGTGTGGGGATATTTTGGCCTAGTGGAAAGACTTACACTTTTAGAAATGCAAAATGCATCGATAGTAAAAGATCTAGAACACCAAGTGCAGAAACTTACAGCAGATATTGAGAAGAACAACGAATTTAGAATCAAGTACCCAAGAGGTGAATTAGGTCAAAGTTCACAGGACATAGAACAATTCATGTTAATTGAAGACTTGTACAAATCATTTGACCGAATGCAAAAGCATCTTGACAGCATGTCTAACAACAAGATCAACATCGAGTTCTTAAAAGAACAGATGGAAAAAGCACAACAAAACATTGAGAAGTTAAAAGACGCTGACAGAGAAATAGTTTACAAAAACGGAAACGGAAAACACTAATGATAAAAAATTTAAAAGATCTAGTTATAGTTATATTGGTAGCTGGCATACTTGCTCTGCTAGGAGTGATAATCATAGGCGACTATTATGTTGCACTACAAGAAAATAGACCCATAGACGAAAGTGTTATCACTTTGATGAAAATGGCACTTACAGGACTAATTGGCATTATTGCTGGATGGATGGGATCTAAATGATCGAAACAGTAGTAGCCTTGTTAATGTTGGTCAACGGTGAGATCAAAGAACACAGAATACAAGATTCAATGGCAATTTGCCTAAGAGGTAAACGCACAGCAGAAAGACAATACAGTGCAGGTACAAAGTATCAGTGCCTTAAGGCTAAAGCACAACTAGAGACTAACATTGACGGCAGTAGATCAATCCGAGCAATAATATTGGAGTAACAAATAATGTGGACCTATAGAGCAAAAGTTGTTAGAGTCATAGATGGCGACACAGTTGACGTGGACATCGATCTAGGGTTTGGAATTTGGCAGAAGAATGAACGTGTGAGGATCATGGGCATTGACACTCCAGAATCAAGAACAAGAGATAAGATAGAAAAGAAATTTGGATTGGCGGCAAAAGTCAAACTTAAATCAATACTAGGAAAAATAACTGTATTGAAAACCACAATCAACAAAAAAGGTGTTGACATGAAGGGTAAGTTTGGCAGGGTGCTAGGCGACTTCTTGCAGAATGATAAATCCGTGGCAAAAATAATGTGTGAAACAGGACACGCAGTTGCATACTTTGGTGGTGCAAAAGCAGATGTTCAAAAGCAACACATTAAGAACAGGAAGAAACTAGTGGCACAGGGAGTTGTCAAAGGTGCCATTGAATAAATACGTATATTAAACGGAGAATAAAACATGGAAATGATAGTAGCACTAGCAATGAAATTTTGGCAATGGACAGTATTAATCGCTGTTGTAATAATTGCCGCAATTATAAATTTTACAGACAAAAGAGCAACAACAAAATTAAAATTTTACTACAAGGGAATGCCTAAGTTACAACCTGTACCGATCAAAACAAAAGGTAAAGGCTTCTGGAAAGGTATTGTTATGTGGTTATTGTCAACAAGAAACTGGGTGCTAACAGATGACTGGAAGTACAACATCGATGGCACGGAGTATGTGATACCAGCAGGTTTCCAATTTGACGGAGCAAGTATTCCAAAATTTTTAAGATCTTTCTTTTCACCGGTTGGTGTATTGTTAATGGGCGGACTTGTTCATGACTACGCATACAAATACAAAACACTCCTTAAGACAAATAAAAAAGACACAATGGGTGAACTTACACAAAAAAGAGCAGATGAAATATTCAGAGACATTAACATAATTGTAAACGGATTCTACACAATGAACAGACTTGCATATTGGTCATTAAGAGTAGGTGGCTTTGTTGCATGGAACGGTCACAGAAAAAGAAACGCCAAGATCAAAGGTTTAAAATAATGGTTCAGCTAAACGAAGATAAACTGATCGTCAAGAACGAAAACGTCGTAAAGAAAAGTGCCAAGGATGGTTGGGAACTTATAAAAATCATTTGGCTGTTTTTGAGAGACGAATTACCACAGTTTTTATCCAACTGGAGAACAGTTCCAAGAATCATGATGGGATTGTATGGTCTAGTATTCTACAACACAATGCAATGGTTCATGGCTCTACCAGAACCAAACAACGCACAGGCTGGATTTGTTTCAGTTGTTGTTGGTGCAGGTGCGGCCTGGTTTGGCCTTTACGTAAACGGCAAAAAAACAAACATCAAGAAATAATTACCAACCATTGACAAATAGTAAATCTGTCATACAATATAGCTAATGAAAGATTATTACAAGATTCTAGGTGTAGGTGAAGGTTCATCAGATGAACAGATAAAGAAAGCGTTCAAGAACATAGCCAAGAAAGAACACCCAGACAGGGGTGGAAACGAAGCTACATTTAAAGAAGCCAACGAAGCATACGATACCCTTAAAAATAAAAATAAAAGACAAGAGTATGACACCATGAAAAAATATGGTGCCAGTATGGGTGCGGGCGGACAGTCATATGGCGGACACTTTGATGAATTTGTAAGTGGTGACTTCTTTGATGAGTTTATGTCAGGCATAGGTGGTCGTGGATTTAGACAGAGACATAGGAAAAGACAAAACAGAGATATAAGAATGAATCTTTCATTGAGCATTAAAGAAATAATGAAAGCTAGTAAAAGAACTTTAAGTTTTAAATTGCCATCGGGCCGAGATGAAATTGTAGAAATTAAGATCCCAGCCGGAGTGCAGAATGGCGTAACATTCCGTTATAACAGCATAGGTGATGATTCAGATGCAGGTGTGCCTAGAGGTAATTTATTAGTCAAAGTAATTGTGTTAGATTCTGATGGATTTACAAGGAAAGGTAGTGACCTTTGGAGCGACCGTACTATTACTGCCTTTGAAGCGATGAGAGGTTGTGAATTCACTATCCGTGATCTTGAGGACAACATAGTTAATGTACGAGCACCAGCTGGCACACAACCAGGCAGTGTGTTGCAATTAAAAAGTAAAGGAATGCCAGTACACGAAAAATTAAATATTAGAGGAAATATGTATATTAAAGTGCATGTTACAATTCCTAAATTAAACGAAAGACAATTAAATAAAATAAAGGACTTATAATGCCAACAATAAAAGAAATAATTGGATTGTTTTGGAGCATGATAGACGGTTGGTTAGATGACCCAATTATTGCAGGATTATGCTGGGCTCTTGTAATCTGGCTTGTATTGGCTTATATATTATAATATGTTACAAATTTACACATGGCCAACAAAATGTTTAAACACCAAAAGCACACCTTTTGATTTTGAAAAAGGGGTACCTGGTTACAACGACCTAGAAAAATTTCAAACTGACATGATTAATCTCATGATAGCATCCAAAGGAATTGGTTTGGCCGCCAATCAAATTGGTATTAACAAACGTTTTTTTTGTATCGGTCATGAATCATTTGACGTATTCTCAAAACCTGTTATAATATGGAATCCAAAGATAGTTCGTAGTTCGGAAGAAACTGTACTTGATTTGGAAGGTTGTTTAAGTTTTCCAGACATTTGGGTACAAGTAAAACGACCAAAAAAAGTAACAGTAACTTGGCAAAATATGAATAATGAAAAATTAGTACAACATCTAGACGGAATGGAAAGCAAGTGCTTTCAACATGAACTAGATCACTTAGACGGAATTAATTTTAACAAACGTGTCTCAAAGATGAGATGGGACATGGCAAAAAAGAAAGCAATGAAAACATGATAGAATCCAATGACGATCTAGAGCACATATTTGAACAATCAGTTAAAGAAGCTGAAAAGAGAAAACATGAATACGTAACCATAGAACACTTGTTCCTGTCTTTGATCAAGGACGCAGGTATCGGAGCAATACTGGTAGATTTCAAAGTAAATGTAGCTTCTCTAATTAAAGAGTTAGAAGGGTATCTAGACAATGAAGTAAAGGATATTGTGGTAAAAGATCCTACTAAACCAGTAGTACCAAGAAAAACAGCATCATTAGAAAGATTAATGAATAGAGCATTTACACAAGCCCTGTTCCAAGGTAGGCAGGATCTAACACCCATGGATATACTTTTAAGTATATTTGCTGAAAAAAGAAGTTACTCTGCTTTCTTATTGAAAAAATTTAATGTAAACAAAGATGATATCACAGATATGGTTTCTGCTGAAACTATAATTGATGACTCAGGATTTGCTGGGCCAGGAGCTGAACAAAAACTGAGACCGGATCAAGCAGATAAGATACTAAAACATTACACAGAAAACTTAAACCAAAAATACTTTGATAAAAAAATTGATCCTGTGATTGGCAGAGAAGAAGAGCTAGATATTGTTAAACAAACTTTAGCAAGAAGAAATAAAAGTAACGTACTGTTAGTAGGTGATCCAGGTGTGGGTAAAACTGCCGTGGTAGAAGGACTTGCTCGAAGAATTGCTAAAAATAAAGATGACATACCAGAATATTTAAAAGATCACATTGTGTACAGTTTGGATATATCAGGCATGATAGCAGGTTCCAAATTCCGAGGTGATTTCGAAGAAAGATTGAAATTAATTTTAAGTGCTTTAGAGAAAAAAGGCAAAGCTATACTATTTGTAGACGAAGCACACATGATGGTAGGAGCAGGATCTACAGGACAAGGCGGAGTAGACCTTGCACAGATGATTAAACCTGTGTTGACTAAAGGAGCATTAAAAGTTATTGCCTCAACCACTTGGGAAGAATATAGGAAATTTTTTGAGAAGGACCGGGCTCTTATGCGTAGATTCCAAAGAGTACAGGTTGGTGAACCTACCAACGAAACCTGTGTCAAAATTATCAAAGGTGTTAAACAGTATTATGAAAAGTTTCACAGTTGTTCTATCACAGACGAGGCCTGTGAAGATGCAGTTGAATACTCTAGTAAGTTTATAGCAGATAAAAAATTACCAGACAAGGCAATTGATATATTAGATTCTGCATGTGCCCGACTGAGATTAAAAGGCGTTAAAGATGGCAAGATTGATCATGAGGAAATTATTCACGAAGTGAGTAAAATAACTGGTATATCTATTGAACAGTTGTCACAGAAACAAGCATCTAATCTAAAAACTCTTGAAGAAAAAATGAAATTGCAAGTGTTTGGCCAAGACAAAGCACTGAACACTGTGATTGATAAGATACTTGTATCTAGAGCAGGATTAAAAACCGTGAACAAACCTGTTGGTTCATTCTTGTTTTTAGGACCTACTGGTTGCGGTAAAACTGAAACTGCTCGTCAACTAGCTAAAACACTAGGTGTTGAACTGTTAAGATTTGACATGTCAGAGTATCAAGAAAAACATTCAATTGCTAAATTAATTGGCTCACCTCCGGGCTATGTGGGATATGAAGATTCAAACATGGGTGGCGGTATGTTCATTAACGAAGTAGAAAAAAATCCACACGCAGTGGTACTGTTTGACGAAGTAGAAAAAGCTCACCGAGACGTATCCAATATGTTGTTACAGGTTATGGATTATGGTACAGTGACCGGATCTAATGGTAAGAAGGCAGATTGCCGAAACATTACCCTTATTTTGACTTCAAATTTAGGTGCTGAAGAAATGGAGAAAGCCACATTAGGATTTGGTGACCCACAAAGGACTGAAGATGAAGATGCAATGAAAAGGTTCTTTCCACCTGAATTCCGAAACAGATTAGATGCAATGGTTAAGTTTGCCAAATTGGGCAAAGATACAATGAAAAAAATTGTAAAAAAGTTCTTACTGGAATTGAATGCAATGACTGTAGAAAAAGGTGTTGAAGTTAATGCCACAGACGAAGCTATAGATTACTTAATTAAAAAAGGATTTGATTCTAAAATGGGTGCTCGTCCGTTGAATAGAATTATAGACAATGAGATCAAGAAACCACTTTCTCGAATGATGCTATTTGGTGAATTGCATAACGGTGGAAGAGTGGATGTTACAATTAAAGACAAAGAACTGTCTATCGAATATAAAAAAAATATTGTTGAAGAGAAAGTAAAACCTTTGAAGATAGATGAGAAAACATCATAATAAACTATTCTTTGGCAAGTATAGTTACAAAGCTATTTTTAAGATACCTGGCACAAATATGTTATATCCAACGACACAAGCACATCTGTCAACAATAATTGAACTGACAGAAGGAAATAAAAAAGCAAATCAAAATTTAAGCAAGATATCTAAATTTATTTTAGCTCATAGGGATGAAATAAAATTTAGAATACAGCATCTCAATTCAATTTTCTATGGTCCTAAAGAGCTAATTTTAAAGTTAATTGATCAATTTTGGCAATACTGGGTAGGTGTAACCACTACAGACCCTAACAATACAGACATGTTGGACCAGGACACAGTCCTATGTAGCAGATTGCCATTGGGCAAATATCAATATCAAGTGCATGTACAAAAGAAAATGCCTTATAATATTACTAAACAACAAAAAGAATTACTGAATCAATACTTGACACAAAACAAAGACAATGCCATAGTGACTACTAAAAATTTAGGTCAATGGTTGTCAGGTAAAGGTGCCATACACTACGACTTCAACGGCTACTTCTACGTAATAGATCAAAAAGCATTAACCCCAATCTACATGATTTCTAATCATATTATAGATCGAGTAGTGCAATTTAGAAAGGTATAGATGAAAGAAATAATACAAAAACTTAAAGACAAAAAAATATTTAAAGAACAAACACTAATCGAAGCAGAAATAACCAAATCATTCATGGGGTCTCCAATGAAGAAACAAGCAGTGCTAAGAGTAAAAGAGTTGGCAGATGATCATTGTTTTGCCGATGAAGAATATGCTATAGAAGCCAATGTGCCTATGAGAAAAATAATGTATGATTCAATACAGATAGTAGATGGCATGGAACCAATTGAACTTGCCGCTGTGTATGGATTAACACCAAAAACTGAACGATTCAAGAGACGCAAAGAACAATAAATAACAACGTATGGCACAATCAAGTTCAACAATATCAGGTCAAAAGACTTTCAAATCGGCAGTTAATGTCACTGAAGGTTGTACTTTTACAGCTACCGCAGGAGTTAATAAAATTGCGGCGGCCAGCACAAGCCTTGCCAATCTAGAAGTAAGAAATTTAGTCACTATCACAGGAACTTCAAACAACAATTCCACATTTACAATAAAAAGTGTAGATGCAAACGGAACTTTTATCACTGTAGAAGAAACAGTCACAGCAGAAAGTTCGGATGGTTCTACAGACACAGTTTTAACATATTCAGGATTTGTAACAGAAAAATTTAAAGGTGATGGGTACTATTCACAAGCAGATGGCATTCACACAGTTGCGTATCATGTAAATTCAACTTGTACAGGTAATGTTAAAATGCAAGGTACATTGGCAACCACACCCACAGAAGATGATTACTTTGATATTGCTAATACAACATTTACTACCGACCAGAGTACTACAGTTAGTCCTGTAAACTTTACAGGAAATTTTGTGTTTGTTCGAGCCAAATTTTCATCCCAAACTGCCGGTTCACTTACTAAAATCCTTTATAATAACTAAAATATTTACAGTTGACAGATCTATTTTTTGCTTTATAATAATACTATGAGCATGAATGATAAAGACATAGAGAATATACAGACAGTGGATATTACGGTGACAGCTGAATCCATGGATGCCCACGTGCAGTGTTTAAAAGATAATGGCTATAAGGTTAAAAAACCATTTGCACTATTTACAGCCTATACATTATTTTTCTTTTTAGGTGTGTACATCTCGGCACATTTTTTAAATAGTTAATAAGATAGGAGAAAGATACATGGAAAAAATAATAATAACCTGTTCAGACAACGGTAAAAGCAAAACAGTAGATGTGCTGATGCGAACAGACAAATATCTAAAAGTAGTTGTAGAAGGAACCACAATGGCCATAGAACTGCATCGATCAGATTTAAATAGACCATACATTGGAAGCAAAGCAGGATTAGAATTTACCTATGACGACTGAAACACTAAAATTTAAACTACAGCTCTACGCAACCAGTTGGGATAAATCACCAGTTGCAGAAATATTAATCAACAATGAATCACAGTACAAAGCAGAGATTACCGGTACCGAAAAGAAACCTACCATTATAGAATTTGAAAAATCACTTACTGAGGGTGAAAAGTACGATCTAACCATATCAAGATCTGGCAAAGACCGCAAACAGACAGTGGTTAACTCCCAGGGTGACATTGAAAAAGATCAACTGTTACACATTAAATCCATAGAGATAGACGAGATCGATCTAGGGTCTCTTGTTTATTCGGGTGTTTACACACCATCTTATCCAGAACCATGGTATAGTCAACAGGTTACCGCGGGCAACACACCAGAAAAATCATTTAAAAATGTGACCTCTATGGGCCATAATGGCACATGGAAAATACAATTTCAATCACCTTTTTATATGTGGCTTCTAGAGAACCTGTATTAATATAAATACAGACATGAGCATAACTTACGAAGATATTAAAACAATTTTAAGCAGAATAGACGGCATTGTAAATGCACCTGAATACCAACCAATGCCAGAAGCTGACGAATTCGACATCAATGAAGAAGAAAATTTTGAAGAAGTATTGGGAGTATTAGGCTTTCCTGAAGATGAGTTATGGGAGGCAGAATACAGAGGCAGAAAAGTTTCTCTTAATAAACCAATGAGAGGCGATGTAAAAAAGTTCAAAGTTTATGTAAAAGATCCAAAGTCAGGCAACGTTAAAAAAGTAAATTTTGGTCACGGTGGTACTTCAGCAAAGAGACCAACAATGAGAATTAGAAAATCTAATCCAGCCGCTAGAAGAAGTTTCAGAGCAAGACACAACTGTGCAAACCCAGGACCAAAAACCAAAGCAAGATACTGGAGTTGCAGAAAATGGTAAGAGCACATCATTTTGTAACTGAAGCACTTGATTCAGATGCTGTCAATGAATTAAAACAATACATGCTGAACAATGAAGAATTGTACAGAAGACGGTTTGTGCCGATAATTTATAATATTCAAAGAAAAATCAAAAACGGAACCTACAATCATGAATTGGCTCCTAAACTGTGGATGTATTTGGTAGACGCGGCGGCAGTAGAGTATGTGAAAGAATTTGGTACTCCTGATCAAGATGTTAAGGATATGTTTCCTAAAGAGATCAGAACAGATGTAGCACAACAAGTAGCAGATCAAGAATACGAAAACATACAGGCAGGAGAATATAATGATATTAAAGGAACTGTTTCTTAGAGAGGACGATAGGTCCACAGCAGTCTTTGCCTTTGGCCGATTTAATCCTCCCACAATAGGACACCAAAAATTAATAGAAAAAGTACAGTCAATGGCCAAACAAGTGAATGGCAAAGGCTTTATATTTTTATCTCACAAACAAAACAATAAAACAGATCCATTAACTTTCCAACAAAAGCAAGATTACATCAACAGCCAGATACAAGATCCAAATTTAGAAATTGGCAACTCAACTGCCAACACTATCATAAAAGCATTACAAGTTATACAGTCTCAAGGCAGAACAAGAATT